GCATTTTATTTAGCAAAAAAATTAAGTATAAAATATCCTGAAAAGAGAGAAATATTATTTGAATTAGCTGAAAAATGTGGACAAGCACGAATTTATGCTGGTTTACATTATCCTAGTGACCATGAATTTTCTAAATTTTTAATCAACTTTTTATAACTACATATATATAATGTTAAATAAAACAAGGAAATTATGTGCTAGTTGTTTAAAATTTAATTTTAATAAAACTTTGAGATCTAGTAATAAAAGAAAACCAAAATGGTTAAATAAAATTGATTATGTTAAAGAATTTGTAGAAAAAAATTCGAAAAATTTTAATAATAGACAACCAAAAAATTACAATAAAGTTATTAAAATACATATTGGAGTAAGATTTAGTAATAGAAAAATTTTATATTGGGCTGCAAAACCTAGTAATAAATTAACAATTAATGGTGCTAAAGAAGCATATGGAAATTTTTCAAATAGTGGAGTTGCAACTATTGATGAAAATGGATACGCTAAAATTAAATTTTTAGTTCCTCAAAACTATAAAACTATTATTAAAAATGAAAAAACCTACACTTCTTTTTTTAAACATATTCATTATGTTATTTCTGATAACAATAATGATGCATGGATTTTTAAAATTTTTACAAAATTAATTCATAATAATTATGATTATAAACAATTATTACAAAAATTAAATTCTAAGGAAGCTATTATTTTAAATGTTTTACCTAGTGAATATTATGCAAAAGATCACATTCCTAACACTTTTAATTTACCTGTCTCACAAATAAAAAAAATGTCTATTAATGAATTGAATACATGGTTTAATTCAATTATTGATTTACATTATCCAAAAGTTAAAAAATTATTAAATAAGAAATTACAATATTATGAAATTCCAATAATATGTTATTGTGCTCATAATAAATGTAGTGCTTCTAAAAATGGCGCCGAAGAATTAATGAAAAAAGGATTTGTAAATGTTAGTCTATATGAAGATGGTATGAGAGATTATAACAAACAAAATAAAAATTAATATATTATTTAAATCTTTAAATAATATATATGTTATGACAAATTATGATATAATAATAATTGGCGGAGGAATTAGTGGAATATATACTATGTATAATTTAAAAAAAAAATATCCAAAATTAAAAGTTTTACTATTAGAAAAAAACAATAGATTTGGTGGTAGAATATATACATATTTTGAAAAAATTAATGGACAAACCTATAAAATGGATTTAGGTGCTGGAAGATTAGCATTTCATCATAAAAAAATTATGAATTTATTAGATGATTTAAAGTTAAAACATGAAATTATTCCTATAACAAATACCAAAAATTATATTGAATATAACAAAAAAACAAGTAATGTAATTAATAAATCTAAAGAAAAACAATTAATTAGTGATTTATTATTTCAATTTTTTAATAGCTCTAAAATTGCTAATCTTAGTCATAGTTTATTAAAAAAATTAAATTTAAATCAATTATTTTCGAAGTTTTTTTCAAGAAAAATGTGTAAAAATATAGAAAATACATTTGAATATAAATGCAAATTAAAATATTTTAATGCAGATGATGCCGTATATTATTTTAAACACGATTATAATAAATATAGCAAATTTTTTGTTTTAAAAAATGGATTACATATTATGATTGATGGAATGTTAGATAAAATTAAAACTACTAAAAATTATGTTTTTAAAAAAAATATGAATGTTAAAAAAATTAATTATGATGTGGAGAGAAATCTATATAATATTAAATATAATACTATAAACTCTACACATAGTGTATATTCTAAATTTGTTATATGTGCTTTACCCAGAAAAGATTTAATTAAATTTGATATTCTCTCCCCATATATGAGAGAATTAAATACTATTAATGAAATATCTAAAATGCGTATTTTTGAAATATATGATACTAAAACTACAGATGCATGGTTTAAAGATTTACCAAAACTATCTACTAATGATGAATTACAATTTATAATTCCCATTGACCCTAAATCAGGATTAATTATGTCTTCATATAATGAAAATCTCTCTACTAATCAAAATTATTGGCTTAATTTATACAATAAAAGTAAAAAGAATTTTAAAAGTAAATTAAATCAAAAGTTAAATAACATATTCAGTGTTTTTAATATTGTTGTGCCACAAAGTATATATGTTAAATTATATTATTGGTCTATGGGTGTTGCTGCATGGAAAACAAATGTAGATAGTAAGTATATCTCTCAAAAAATAATAAATTTAATGCCAAATTTTTATATATGTGGAGAGAATTATTCAAATTATCAAGCTTGGTGTGAAGGTGCATTACAAACCTCTGAAGAAGTTACCAACAGAATTTCTTGTATTTTAGATAATATGAAACATAATAAAACAAAAAAAAATAAACCCAAATTTTAATCAAAATTTATTAAATCACCACATATTACATTTGGCGATTGTTTTATTGTCTTATTTTGCAATTCTATATTTAATTTTTCTAAAATTTCATATTTTTTTTTAATTTTATCTAATTCGTCTTTGTATTCATAATTTAACTTTTTAATTTCTCTCAATTCTTTACATTTATTTTCAAATGCATCATTTAAATTATTTGAAGAACCAAATTCTTCTTTATATAATTTATTTGCTGGATAAAGACATCTTTTCTTGTGCTTTGCTGTATTAAAATGACTTGCAATCATACCTGAATATCTTTTAGGATAAAATGTATTTCCACAACAAATACAACCTAGAGGAAATTTATTTTGTAAATCTCTAATATTTAAATCTATCTTTTCTGTATTAGTTTCATCTATTTTTGGTTCATAATTTGGTAGAACTTCAATAAGTGACATTAGATTATTTATATTTAATTTAAATTTTTAAATTAATTTTAATATATAATAAAAAAAATAAAATATGAATTTATTTAGATAAAAATAAAAAATAAAAAATAAAAAATAAAAAATAATAATATAATATATATATGAATTTATCTAGAAAAAATAAGAAAATTCTTAATAAAAGATATAGTAAAAAATTTACTACAAAACCAAGAAAAAAACCAATAAAAAAATCAAGAAAAAAACCAATAAAAAAATCAAGAAAAAAAATAACTACTAAATTAAGAAAAAAATATAATAAAAACAAACTTAAATTTAATAAAATTTATAGTGGTGGTGTAAATGACCAGCATAATAAAGTAAATGACCAACATAATAAAAATATTCAACTTGTGGGAGATCTGAATAATGCATTGAATCCGGCGAAGGAGCTCATGGCGGGGGTGGCGGAGGATATGAATAACTTAGATATTATACTTAGTAAGTTGACGCAAGAAAAAGACGAAGTGAGACAACATCTGAGAAATGCCGAGGCAAAGTGGAATGAATTACTTAAAACCTACATCGACTCTGATTCCTCCATGAAAAAATTGTTGCAAAATGTGATTGAAACTGGGCTGGCGAAAGAGCCGGAGGAGGCGATGGCGGCGGCAGATAAATGGCACCAAAAAATGTTGGATACTAATTTATCCATGCCTAATGCTTTTACAGATGTAAAAAATTGGTTAAAGTTAAATACGGAAGGCATAAATGACAAAGAGCAGAAAGCGTTGAGTGTAGCCAAGGGGCAGACAAAAACAGCATTATACAATGTGAATATTTGTAATGAATATTTAGATAATCTGTATGAAGAAGTAGTTGACTTGCTGGAAAGATCCGATACGGTGCGAGAATGAGATGCCGGTATAAGTAACAATTGATTATTATATATTATTAAATTTAAATTTTTAAATTAATTTAAATTTAACACATAAATCAATATATTTTTGGTTTACATATAGAACAAATAATTTTATTAGTAAATTTAGTTTCAATACTATTCCAAATAGTATTTTTATTACAATTACTACATACAAAATACATATGATCTATATCTAACAATCCTTCGTCATAGTCATTAGTTAAACGTATATTAATTAAATCATATATTAATTCTATTAGTTTTTCTTTAGATTTAGATTCATATGATATATCTAAAATCCCACTATTATATAAAATATCAATTGCATCATCTATTTCATATGAAATTTTTTCTGCTTGATATTTACAATATGTTTCAGTATCAAACATATTAAATAAGCAATTATAAATAGATTGATAAAAACAATCATATATACTGCAGCCAGAACCACCGGATTCTCTAATATGCCACCTATTAACAAAAGGTCTGATAAATTTATTTATATTGTATTCAATACCATCTCTTAAAATTTTTAAACTTTTTTTTTGTTTTTCATAATGTTCATCTTCATTTTTAAATACTACTTGTGGACGTTTGTTTTTCATTATTATTTTTTCATCAAGTTTTAATTTATTCATAGTATCGCATATTTCTTTATCATACAATACTGATGATGCTTTAATTAAATTTTCCATATAGATTAAAATATATTAAAATCATATTTTTAAATTAATACATAAATATTTAGATAATATAAAAATGGTAAAAACTAAAAGAAGAAATATAAAAGGCAGAAATAATTTTACAAGGAAATTATTAACATTTTTTAATCCCATTGAAAGTATTATAAAAACACAAATAATATTTCATAATTTAGATAAAATAATAAAAGAAGATAACAGAGAATTAAATAAAAAATTAAAGAAAATAGAAAATGATTTAGATAGAATTCCATGTAAAAAGTATAAAAAAAAATATAGAAAAGAATGTTATGAACGAAAAAGAAATGAAAAAAGAAATGAAAAAACAAAGAAAAAATTACAAAAACACTAATTATTAATTAAGAAAAAGCCATATATATAATTTGGGAAATAGAAAAAATATATGTTAATTTACCATAAATAAACATGACTTAAAATTTTTGCATTATAATATCCTTTAGATTTTTTTTTCTCTAATTTAATTGCATGACCTCTTTTTTTTGTTCCTGAATGTCTAGCAAAATAACGCTGCATTCTTTTTCTTGTATTATGATTTTTATGAGAATATAATTTTAAGGGGGTTCTATCTTTATATTGAGGATAATCTGATGCTCCAAAATGTATTTTTCTTACTTTTTTAGTTTTTTTATTTTTAATATAAGCAGTATATTTTTTCATTTTAGGACCTTTTTCAAATTTGATAATAGTTTCTTTCATTAATATAAATAAATATTTTATTATATTAATAATGAATGTTCCAATTAAATATTTACCAAAAAGATTAACTAAAAAAGATAGAGAAATACTAAAAAAAGAATTAAAAAAATCAAGAAAAGGTTATAAAAAAGGAAAATATGTGATAAGAAAGAAAGTTAAATCATTTAAATCAAAAAAATCACAACATATTTTAAATGCAGAGAGAATATATAAATTAAAGAATTTAGCAATAAATAAAGAATTAGTTAAAAAAACAGGATGTTCTTCAAAATCTCTTAATGCTATAATAAAAAAAGGACAAGGTGCTTATTATTCATCTGGTTCAAGACCAAATCAAAGTGCTCATTCATGGGGGTATGCTAGATTAGGTAGTTCTATTACAGGAGGTAAAGCAGCAGCAGTTGATTTTAATATATTAAATGATGGATGTTCAAAAAATTCTAAAGCATTAAGATTAGCAAAAAATGCTAGAAAGAAATTTGGTTATGGAACAAGAAAAGTTCCAAAAACAAAATTATAAATAATTTTATTTTTTCCTATATTTTTTAGAACTAAATATATTTGTTTTAAAAATCAATATATATAATGCATAAAATATAAATAATATAATTATTATTTTCATTAAAGCACCAAAAAATCGTGAAAATTTACAATACCAACTATTATCTTCTGAATTACATTGATGAATATCAAATATACCAAAAGTTAAACTATTTAATAAAATTGAAAAAATATTATTATTATCACTATTTAAAATGTTTCTTGTTCCACCTGACATATATCCACCTCGAGAACTTCGCGCCATATTTATAATATAAGAATATAAGAATATAAGAATATAAGAATATAAAAATATAAAAAATTTAATTAATTATATTCAAAAACTAAAATATATAAATATGTTTTTATATTTTTATATTTTATGTTTGTAATTAACTAGATTTACCTACTATATAGTAAATCCGCAGTTCCAGATTGAAATCGCAAAATATTAAATCTCTCTTCCATAACAGTTAAATTATAATTATATTTATAAATACTAGTTGGTTCTTTAGATGTAGCAATAACATCACCAGTTAAAGGATCACAAATTGTTGTAAAATTAACATTGGAAGGATCAATTGGAGGATTTTGATGATTATTAAATTCAAATTCTATGTTTTTAAATTTATTAGTATTAAATGCCCCGGTAGGTTGATATTTATGGGGATCAGTAGTTAAGGAAAAATTATAATGATACAATCCAGGTTTTGAATTACCTTTTGTTTTTGTATATTTTTCTAATTTATCATATATTCCAGCTGGTAATGAATTCTCTCTATATTTTCCATCAACTACAATTGCAAAATTTTTTATTATGTCTTTTTGATTACTTTGCTGATATATAGTAGATTCATATCCAGTGATATAAATATTTTTGGATGTATCATTTATTTGATATATATCATTTATTTTATAGTATATAAAAGAGGCATCAAAATTTATTTCTTTTAATTTTTCGGAATCAAACTTTATTTCTGTTAATTTTTCAAGATTATTAGGAATTATATTTTCATATGGCCAATTTGTATAATTAGACCATTCATTTCTTTTATATACATCATCTCTCTGACTAAACCACATCCAATTTGACACTAATCCATTTGATTCTAAACTTACTTTATTTGATTTATTAACTCTCTCAAAATTATATTCATATACTTCTTTTATTAAATAATCTTGACTATTATTAGCAAATAAACTTCTTTCTTGATTATCTAAAAAACATTGAGTAGTCATTAAATGTATATCACTATTTATATTGGTTCTTTGATCTAAATAAATTGTATCAGATGATATGTCTCTATATGGAGGTTCTTGAATAAATCTATAAAATCCATAACGAGTATCTTTATTTTGTTCTGCTTGTATTCTAGGTATTTCATCATAACTATTATATAAAGTATCATCTATAATATCTTTTATAGTAAATAAATCCTGTATAGGTCTTAAAGTAAAATTAATTTCTAATTCGGCATATTGTAAACAAATTAATGGTAATGCCATATTTGATAATAAAGTAAACCATGTATTTAATGGTATATATAAATCGTGACTACGAATAGAAGGTTCTATACCATTTGTACTAGCATCATATAATTTATATGCATTTGGATAATTATTATTTCTATTTGAATAATTTGCTGGATTATTTAATTCTCTTATATTACCTGTCATAATGTTGTATAATTCTTTTTTATTGCTATCAAAATCACGTTCAACTATATTTTGTAAATATGTGCCTGAAAATTTTTGAATAATACGTCCTCCTATTGTAAATATTACTTCATCAATAATTTGACTACCAATATCTTTTATCCATTGAAATTCATAAGGTCTATATTCAGTAGAAGAATATTTATAAATAGGACTCCAAATATTAGGTAATGTAATTACTAAATAAGTATCCATTAATAAGTCTCCGTATCTAGGAATTTTAAAAGAAATATTACTTTTTTGTGTCAAATGAATATTAGTTTGTCCTTGTTGATCTACTCTATATTTTTGTAATCCAAAATTTGTATATTTTACATATTTTGTTTTAAAAAAACTTTTAGTTGGATTTCAATTTAAAATTATATTTTG